GTAATAACCATTTCCCGCTTTCCACAAATATTCATAATCATCAAGAAGAAACTTTGCATTATCAGGCTTTCCATCCAACTCATCAATCGCCTCATCAATCAGCGGCAGTCGTTCTTCGTATGGTTTCATTTTGGTTCTCCTTTTAATTTTAAGTAATGGCTTTGCGTGCTATCAATATTTTGATTCAGGCAGTCCAGGTGATTTAAAAATGTTTCGTATAATTTCTCGTCAACCTCCGAGAAATTATTGCCGTCAGTGGTAAAGGCAACGTATGTTTTACGGACTATGATGCTAACTATTTTTTCGGCATCAACAAAACTGCTTTCACCATACCTAATTAAAAACATTTTCAATCTCCTTTTCTATAAGTCAGCACCCTTTATACCACACCTCCTTGCCACAACTGGTACGACCAGTTATACTTTGCTTATTGACACTAACTTGCGCGTAGGTTTATGCAGAACATCAACACTGATACAGTCGTTCCGTCCGTCACAACGCACCCCGACTACCTGTTTGCATCAAATCAGTTGCGCCTTGTGCGTGACTGCATTGAGGGCGAGCCTCGCATCAAGGCTAAGGGCGAGATTTACCTACCACACCCTTGCGCTGTGGATAAGAAGTCCAAAGAGCAGCAAATGCGTTACGCTCAGTACAAAGCAGGCGCAGAGTTTGATGGATTTCCCGACCTAACGCGCCGTGGTTGGCTTGGCAAGATGCAGATTAGCAAACTGACCGCAGACATCCCAGAGCGCCTTAGTTACCTTATCCAAAACGCAGACGGTGACGGTACACCATTATCAGCCGCCGTTGAATCTGCCGCGTCTAACGTCATGCAGACAAAGTACCATGTACTTGTTGCTGACTATCAAGGCTTGTCAGACGTTGACACCAGTGCACTGTCACTCGCTGACGCAGAGGCACTCAACCCACGCGCAGCCATCAAGCAGTACACACGCGAAAGCCTGGTTGATTGGGATTACAAGCGTATCAACGGCGTAATGCAACTGTACTACGTCAAGCTGATGGAAGTAGCGAGTGAGCTAGACCATAAAACAGGCACGCGCAAGCCGATTGAGTCTTATCTTATCTTGGCGCTTGACGAAGATGGCAATTACTACCAGCAAAAAGAAATTGACGGGGATTTAGGCGACAAGAACTACATGATGGTTCGCGGCGCACCGCTAACATGGCTACCTGTTGAGATTGTCGCAGACGAGGAATTGCCAGTCGGTCATTTGCCACGCGGTATGGGATTGTTGTATCAAATCTGCTCATTGGCTTTGGCGCGTTATCGTGTGAGCGCAGACTACAAAGAGCTATTGCGCTCGCTGCCACCAACGGTATTTACTCGCGGCTGGAAGCAGGGAGACAAAGAGCTATTTGACGACATCAATGGACGCGATTACATGGTGTTTGGATCGGGCGGCGCGAATAACCTGCCGAATGATGTGGACGTTAAGATTGAGTCCATCGACGATGCGACAGGTGCGTTCACCAACTACTTCGACAGCAACGCCGACAAAGTGCGTGCAATGGGTGGTATATTCCGCGATAAGGTGGAATCACAAAAAACCGCAACTGAAGCAGACATTGACGCAAGCGAACAGAACGCCATGCTTGAGATGGTGGCGGATAACGTTGAACGCGCATTCGCTCGAATGGTGATTTATTGCGGTATGTTCGAGGGCGTATTCATGCCTGACCAGATTGAACAGCAAATCGGTGAAACCGTAACAATCAGTTTACCGCGTGACTTTGCATCGCCCAAGCTGAGCGTTGAGGAAGTGCGCTTGTTGCTTGACATGATTGTTGCAGGCGTTCGGACACGCGAGCAGGTCATCAAGGCATTAGCGCAAGGTGGTTGGGATGTGCAGGAAGCTGAACAGACACTGGCAGAGCTTGAGAATGAGTTGCCTCCATTGTCGTCTACACCGCCGCAACAGCGCGAAGTTGACACTGGTCAGACCAGTTAGCTATACTATCTTTGAACCGCGTCTAACAGGCGCACTATTTTTTCAATCGTCAACGACGAAGGGCAACGCCACATGAAAGTTTTTTACGAATCACTGGACGAAATCGCAGAAGATGAACGCGGAGATTTTGTTGAAGTAGAATGGGATGGCAAGAAAGGCTATCAACACAAATCAGTTGCAAGTCTTGCTCATGCCTACCAAGAAACGAAGTCAAAACGCGATAAAGACCGTGAACGCCTTGAGGAGTTGGAAAGCAAGGTCGGTGGATTCGAGGAAGAGAAGCGCAAGGCAGCAGAAGAAGCCGAACAACGCGCTTATGAAAAAGCCAAGAAAGACGGCAACCTTGAAGAAATCGAAAAGCGTCACGAACAGCAAATTGAACACGCTCGAAAAGAAGCCTACGACGAAGGCTATCAAACGGCGAGCAAAGAGTTTGGCGAGAAGTCTGCCAAGCAAAAAGCTGAATCTCTAGCAAGTAAAATTGCCAGCAAGTACGGCGCAGATGAGTTTGCTACCGAACTATTGCAAGAGCAGATTGTAAAAAACATTCAGGTTGACCCTGAGTCACAAAAAGAAGTTTTCCTTGATGCTGACGGCAACGCCACAACGTGGACACCCGAACAGTATGAAAAGGAAGTAATTAAGAATCAGCGCTACAAGCGCTTAATTAAAGCCGATATTGCTACCAACGGTGGCGGCGGCGCGAACGGCAGCAACGGCACTAACAGTGTTCGCAAGCCACTAAAAGACATGACGGACGCTGAGCGATTGCAGTTTAAGCAAAGCGACCCAGAAGGTTTCCAACGAGCAATTAGAGGTTAGTAATAATGGCTACCACACGTTTATTAGACGTACAATTCGACCCAGAAGTATACCAGTCGTATGTACGCGAAATGCGCCCTGACCGCAACGCTTATGTTGCATCTGGCGTAGCGACCACCAATGCTGTTTTGCAAGAGCGTGCAAATGGCGAGGGTGATATTACATCAATTCCATACTGGAAGTATTTGGACGCATCGAGCGAGAACATTAGCTCGGACGACCCCGGTACTTCTGCAACGCCCGACAAAATCGGCACTGGCAAGATGACCGCGCGTCGTGCGCACATCAACAACGCTTGGCAATCTGCTAACTTGGTTAGCTCGGTGCTTGGCGCTGAAAACCCAATGCGCGAGATTGCGTCAAAAACTAACGACTACTGGAATCAGCGTTTTGCAGCGCGTATTCAGGCGGCAACGCTTGGCATCTTTAACGAGAACGCGGCAGGCTCTGGTGACATGATTTTTGATGCGTCAACTGAGGACGGCAACAACGCAACCGCGACCAACAAGTGGTCGTATGAAGGTTTTGTCGACACCGTTGCCACGATGGGCGAGTCAGATGACGAGATTACCTTGTTAGCTGTCCACCCTGACACGATGGCGCAAATGCGTAAGCAGAACCAAATTAACTTCATCCAAGACTCTGAGACAGGCTTGATGATTCCAATGTATAACGACAAGCGCCTTGTTCAAGACAAGAAGCTGCCTGTTATCGCTGGCGGTATTTCTGGCTTCCGCTATGTATCCGTGCTTTATAAGCAAGGTGTATTCGGTTACGGCGAAGGTACTCCTGAGCGTCCTGTTGCCGTTGAATACGACGAGCTTGCAGGCAACGGCGCTGGTATTGAAACGCTTGTTGAGCGTAAGCAGTGGCTTATTCATCCAGAAGGCTACCGTTGGACTGAATCAAGCGTTGCAGCTGATTCTCCAACTGTTGCAGAAGTTGAAACTGCGGCAAACTGGGAGCGTCAATACGAGCGCGAGAATGTGGGCTTAGCGTTTTTCGTTCACAATTAATTAGCGGGGCGTTCGCGCCCCTCTTTTATCTTATCATTGAGGTGATTTATGGCTGACCAAAAACCACAAGAGCAGAAGCAAGAGCAGAAGGCAGACGGCAAACTAAACAAAGACGGCTTTGTGAAAGGTGCGCGTGTTACTCCTGATCAGCTTGCTGAGTTCAAACTGAAGCAACGCCAAAAGGCTCGCAAGTGAAACCGCTAAAACTTCCGAAACTGCGTGTTTTTCCTAGCACACTGGCGCAGGAAGTTACCGCTTAAATCGTAAACGGCGCAGAGCCAACAACAGTAAAGGGTAGCGTATATGTATACAATACCCTTTGATGTTATTAATAAGCCCTCCGTAGAGGGCTTTTCTCTTTACTTAACAACCTTAACCGAATAACCAAGCTC